ACCGGATGGCCGCGATTTTTTTCAAGTGGGCCCCACCACGCACGTGCTGACAAGGACAATTGGACCAATCAGAAATGCCGCTCAAAGCTTAATTGTTTCGTGGTCCCCTATATAAACTTGGGCTCCAAGTAGTGCACTCATACCAATGTGGGATCCGTTAGTAAACGACTTTCCTGAAACCGTTCACGGTTTTAGGTGTATGCTAGCCGTTAAATATCTGCAGCTAGTAGAAAAGACGTATTCTCCAGATACTCTCGGGTACGATTTAATCCGGGATTTAATTTCAGTTATCAGGGCCAGAAATTATGGCGAAGCGACCGGCAGATATAATCATTTCCACGCCCGCCTCGAAGGTACGCCGCCGTCTCAACTTCGACAGCCCATATTCCAGCCGTGCTGCTGCCCCCATTGTCCGCGTCACCAAAGCAAAAGCATGGGCGAACAGGCCCATGAACAGGAAGCCCAGGATGTACAGGATGTTCAGAAGCCCAGATGTTCCTAGAGGCTGTGAAGGCCCATGTAAGGTCCAGTCCTTTGAGTCTAGACATGATGTCCAACACATAGGTAAAGTCATGTGTGTTAGTGATGTTACTCGTGGAACTGGGCTGACCCATCGAGTTGGTAAAAGGTTTTGTGTTAAGTCCGTCTATGTACTGGGCAAGATTTGGATGGATGAGAACATCAAGACTAAGAATCACACGAATAGTGTTATGTTTTTCCTTGTTAGAGATCGTAGGCCCGTAGATAAGCCCCAAGACTTTGGTGAGGTGTTTAACATGTTTGATAATGAGCCCAGTACGGCTACCGTGAAGAACGTGCATCGTGATAGGTATCAGGTGCTCAGGAAGTGGCATGCAACTGTGACTGGTGGTCAATATGCATCGAAGGAGCAAGCTCTCGTGAAGAAGTTTATTAGGGTTAATAATTATGTTGTGTATAACCAGCAAGAGGCTGGCAAGTATGAAAACCATACTGAGAATGCATTGATGTTGTACATGGCGTGTACTCATGCCTCTAACCCTGTGTATGCTACTTTGAAGATACGGATCTATTTCTATGATTCCGTAACAAATTAATAAATATTGAATTTTATTATGCTTGAACTTTGTACATAAATTGTTTGCGCTAATACATTCCATAATACATGATCGACTGCTCTAATTACATTGTTTATACTAATTACAGCAAAATTATTTAAAAACTGCAAAACTTGGGTCCTAAAGACCCTTAAGAAATGACCAGTCCGAGGCTGTAAGGTCGTCCAGATTCGGAAGGTTAGAAAACATTTGTGTATCCCCAACGCTTTCCTCAGGTTGTGATTGAACTGTACTTGGACTGTGATGATGTCGTGGTTCATTAGGAATGGCCGGTGGTGGTGCTCGGTTATCTTGAAATAGAGGGGATTTGTTATCTCCCAGATAAACACGCCATTCTCGGCCTGAGCTGCAGTGATGGGTTCCCCTGTGCGTGAATCCATAGTCGTGGCAGCGTAATGCGATGAAGTATGAACAGCCGCAGTCCAGGTCAACGCGACGACGCCTGGTCCCCCTCTTGGCTAGCCTGTGCTGGACTTTGATTGGAACCTGAGTAGAGTGGGCCTTCGAGGGTGATGAAGGTCGCATTCTTCAAAGCCCAATTTTTGAGTGCGCTATTTTTCTCTTCATCCAAGAACTCTTTATAGCTGGAATTGGGTCCTGGATTGCAGAGGAAGATAGCGGGAATTCCACCTTTAATTTGAACTGGCTTTCCGTATTTTGTATTTGATTGCCAGTCCCTTTGGGCCCCCATGAATTCTTTAAAGTGTTTTAGATAATGAGGATCAACGTCATCAATGACGTTGTACCAGGCGTCATTACTGTACACCTTTGGGCTAAGGTCGAGATGACCACACAAATAATTGTGTGGACCTAGTGACCTCGCCCACACCGTCTTGCCCGTTCGACTATCACCCTGTATGACTACACTTACGGGTCGTAATGGCCGCGCAGCGGCAGACACCACATTCTCGGTAGCCCATTCTTCAAGTTCCTCGGGAACTTGATCAAAAGAAGAGGAAGAAAAAGGAGAAACATAAACCTCCGGTGGAGGTGTAAAAATCCTATCTAAATTAGCATTTAAATTATGAAACTGTAAAACATAATCTTTGGGAGCTTTCTCCCTTAAAATATTGAGGGCCGCAGCTTTGGACCATGAATTGATTGCCTCGGCATATGCGTCGTTGGCAGATTGCTGACCTCCTCTAGCTGATCTGCCATCGATCTGGAAAACTCCAAAATCAATGAAGTCTCCGTCTTTCTCCACGTAGGCTTTGACATCTGTAGAGCTCTTAGCTCCCTGAATGTTCGGATGGAAATGTGCTGACCGGGATGGGGAAACGAGGTCGAAGAATCGGTGATTTTTGCATTGGAATTTTCCCTCAAATTGGAGGAGCACGTGTAGATGAGGTTCCCCATTTTCGTGTAGTTCTCTGCAAACCCTAATAAATAATTTATTTACTGGAGTTTCTAAATGTTGTAATTGGGAAAGTGCCTCTTCTTTAGTAAGAGAGCACTTGGGATATGTGAGGAAATAATTTTTGGCATTTATTCTGAATTTATTTGGAGGAGCCATTGACTTGGTCAATCGGTGTCCAGCAAACTTGGCTATGCAATTGGTGTCTGGTGTCTTATTTATATGTAGACACCGAATGGCATATGTGTAATTTTTGAAATAACTTTAATTCAAATTTCAAAATGCCCAAAGCGGCCATCCGTCTAATATT